TTTAATATTCCATCTACCGTGGAGTATATCTTTGACCCACCACTTATCACCGTGGATTTTAACGATTGATATAGCTGTTTCATCTAACTTACTCCCTTTAAGACCACGCTCTTTCTCCACTGCTTCAAAGCCCGCAGGGTCAACCGCAATAACAAAATTGCCTTCCTCCGGTTCATTTTCATCATACTTAATCCATTCATTTTTAAAGATGCCTCCAGTAAAACTTACAAACGAGGCTTCAAATTCTTGTCTAAATGCCTGTGTAGACATCGTTCTTTTTGCTACTTCTACTTCTTTAGGGTCAATCAGAGGGTTGTCTATTGATGTATACTGAAATGCTTCCCAGTCTTCATCTTTATTCTGCCTCTAAATACAAATCATAAAAGTGATTCTTCCCGGCTGGAGTCCCAATAAAGAGCGCACCACCTTTTACATCCGAAAGCGTAGGTCTTATAATCTGTTCCCATACCTCTACCTTCATAGAAGCATATTCGTCAAGAACAACATAAGCAAGTCCCACGCCCCTCAGAGTATCTGGTCGGTCAGAACCCTTCAAGCTAATTCTCCTACCATTGACTAACTTCATAGTAGCTGTATTCTCGTGGGTAGTCTCTATAAGGTCTGTATTGTGCAACAGTTCCTTGAGCATATTCCACATAATATCTTTAGCTTGCTGAAAAGTAGGACCTATATAAAAGACATCCTTACTTTCCGACTGTAGAGCTTTGATTATAAGTATCCACGCTGCTAGTCTGGACTTTCCAAATCGCCTACCCGCACTTACGACTTTAAATCGGGCAGTGCTATTGAAGATTTCTAGCTGTGCAGGATGTAATTGTACATCTAACTCTCTAGCCATTACCGATACTCACAATTGTTTTGTCAATATCAGCTTCTTCTATTATAACACCATCTTCATATGTTAGTTCTTTCTGGTCTTTCTCTTCTATTTCTATTTTCTTAGCTTCGAGACCACCAACATTAATAATTACATTACCTTTATCTTCTGATGACCTAAACTCTACTGACTTAGTTGTAGGAATAATTCTATCCATACACATCTTAAGACAGGTCCTGTCACCTTCGAGTGCTAAGTCTATAACTTTTTGGACAATCTCTGGTCCTTTGTTAGACATCAACTCTCTGCTCAGTGCTGTAAACTTGTTTACTGAGCCTTTGGGTCTACCGTTAGGGTTTAAACTCTTCATACCCTTGTAAAGATTAGGCGAACCCTTGTTCTTTTTAGACATCCTATTTACTCTCCTAAAGTTATACTATAGTTTCAACTAAAATGGAATAAATTAGAATGATTATAAAGGTTATTTCTAAGAGAAGCCTTTTAGGTGAATCTTTGTTTTTTATATCTATAGTAATAGTATAGCATACTTTTCAATGATTGTCAATAGAACAAAGCAAATAAAGTCTTAAGTCCCTCTCCGCACCTCCGGATTTCTAGCATTTCACTAATAAATAACTAATTTTACCCAAATTCACTCCAATCTGCGTATGAGCCTATATATTATACACGCACGGTCCTATTGGGTCCCCGGGGTGTCACTTTGGATAGCGTGTGGGACTGGCTCAAGATACATATGTGAGACAAAAGAGAGTGTGAGTGACACTCTAGACAACTACAGTATCTGTCACCAGTGACAAACATTTATAAACTATTTTTTATCAATAGTGCTTGCAAGATAATCATTTGTGTATAATAGACCCATCTTAAGCGGGATTGCTTGAGAGCCTAGATAGACAAAATATCTAGGAATAACAATAACTTAAAAGGAAATACAATGAAAAATAAAATGACAGATACACAACAGATAGCAAACTTTATTGACACTCTAGGTAACATTCGCAAGGCAGAGGGTCAAGTCACAGAGACCTTGAAGACTGTAGCAACTAACAGTAAATTCAAGGAAACATTCTTAAAGGCTATGAACAAGAACCTCACAACTCTAGAGAATGAAGACCTCAAAGAGTTTAAGGGCAGAGTGCACAAGATGCAGAAGCTCATAGCTAAGAAGAAGACGCAAGAATCTATCTTGAATGCTAGAGACAACGCGGAACCAGATACTCACAGCTACACTATCCGCTTAGTCAATGATAAAGACATTACGGAGAGAGGTACTCACACCGAAGCAGATAGAGGTAAATTGAGAGAATTCTGTTTAGTTAAGGCGGAGCCTACACCGAAGCCAGAGAAGACAATCAGTGAGATTGTAGGAGACTGGCAGGAAAAGGTATTAGGAGAGAATTCCGATATGTCCAAAGAGGAGTACGAAAAACAAATGCTAGACCTCAAGGCGCAGATACTTATTGAGACTGTTAATATGAAAGTCAAAAAAGCTGCTTAAACTTTAGCAACCTAAAGAGCCCGCCTTGTGCGGGTTTTTTTTGGTCTAGAGTTTGTCACCAGTGACAGATTGTCAACTAGTCATTGACTATACAATTTAATCAATATATCATTGGGACAAATCAAGCAAGGGCTAAGCCTTAGTGAGATAGAGAAGTCCTCCAGAATCGAAGATATGGAGCCCACAATTAACACATACCATAGGAGATTATATGGAAACAGTAAGAATAGGAGAAAATGATTACTCCAGAACAAAAATCAGGAATAACATACTCAAGGTCTATAAAGTGAGTGTGAATAGTGAACAAAATGATTGGTATAGAGAAGCTCATCAATTCGGAATTGAGGTATCTAGTTTTTTAAAGTCATTCAAAAATTATGATGTCACTGTCAATCAAGTTTTAGGCATTGTCTCCGCATTGTCTCCGCTTAAAGAGTGGGAGAAGAACAAAGAGATTGCTGTTGACTTTATCTTAACCGGTGACTGCGGACATATGGGAGCGAACAAGCGTAAAGCTAGAGCGATTCTAGATTGCAATGGCTCTGATGATAAAATACTGGAGATTCTAAGCGGTCCGAAGACATCACGCTTTTATATGAATATGATGTATCCGGACGGAACCGGAGTTACAGTGGATAGGCACGCGATTGCTATTGCTATCGGACGGACCGCCACAAATAAAGAGCAAGCATTAACACCAAAAGCCTATACATTTATAGAAAAGTGTTATATAATGACTGCTGAAACATTAGGGCTGGACCCGTTACATCTCCAGTCTATAACGTGGCAGGCTTGGAAGCGTATCAAATAGTTTGTCACCGGTGACACAATTTTAATTAAAAGACTAGGAGGTCTTATGCAAGTATGGCATTTAGGGTATGACATTACCAAAAACCAGTGGGATTATGTGGACGCTGAAACAGAAGCGGAAGCAATCGAAATTTTAAAGCGTAAAGTATCTGACGAGGAGCATATTTCAGAGAGTCAGATTGAGGTTCACGCTATTTATAGAGGAGAAAATTAAGTGAGTAAAACAGTATCAGTAGAAAAAGCGTGGGGTGATGGCACAGTTGATGTCACCCTTGAAGAATTTCAGAAGAAATTTCAGGACCATCACCAACTATATCTATTAGTTGACTACAAAGAACTAGATTCTATGACAAAATACCTTGACAGAATCAAGAAAATGATAGATAATCTAGCTACTCGGAAGTTTGATATACTTTACGAGAGACAACAAAATAAACCAAAAGACTAGGAGGTCTTATGACACAGGAAGAAATGACGGTAAAACGTGAAGATTTATACAAATCTTGGGGCTATGATATAGAAAAGCTACCCTTTGGAGCCCATATGTGGCTCGAACCGGAGAAAAACACAAGGCAGAACCCATATTCTGGGGTCACTGTCGAGATGAATCCGGTAGAACTGGCTATTTATGACCATACGATGCAGTCTTATCACGAGCACATCGAGTTAGGCACTATGGGTGACTATAAAGAAGCCAGAAAACTATACAAAGACTTCAACAAGGGCAAGAATTGGTTCATTGAGAACAATATCAGAGCCTATATGGACTTGATTGACTGATGAGTGGCAGAGATTGGAGCCCTCTCAAGGAAATCAAGCTAATTGACACTGCGGTAGAGCTGAAAAGAGTGACTAGGCTCTACCAAGATGCTGATTTTGAGGATAATCACCGCTTAGTTACAGTTTACGGACGAAAAGCTAGGCATTTACAGACTCTGGTTGATTCTGGAGTCGAATACACTGTTAATTTTTAGGAGATATTATGGAAATAAGCGTATATGCAAGCGATGTTAAGGATTTAGACGAAGAACTCGACAGGAAATTCAATATAAAAGAAGAGTACGGAGAGTTAATCTTTAGAAAAGACGGGAGATTACACCCACAGGCAGATTATCTGGCTCAAGGTGGCTATTATGTTGACCCTCAGAGTTATTTAGGTATAATGCAGGACTTACAACATCAAATTCTTTGGCTCCAAGAAGAACAGAGAGCACAAGAACATTATATTAAGGAGTTACAAGAGAAATTAAATAACGATGGGTGGAACACGAAATGAATCCTAACTATAATATGAATGTCTACAAGCAGGCATTAGAAATAAACAGGGACCTCAAGCGTAAGAACGACAAGCTAGAGGAGAAAATTAAAGAACTTATGGAAATAATAGAGGAGTTAGTAAATGCACAAGAAACCACTGATAAGTAGATTGGCTGAGATATATGAAGACCAGAAGTACACATACTTTGTGACTGACGGTGAAGGCAACTGTATGGCTAAAGGTATGACAGAGATTGATGCTAGAATACACTCTATGAAAGACCCTAACTGGTCTATTGGTAGGGAAGAAAGTTTGTCACCAGTGACAGATTATGAACCTAACGAAGACTTACCATTCTACAATGATGATGGTACTGCTATCACCTATGAGAATAAAGACATACTAAGTGAGGAGGATTTCGATGCGATGTAAATGTTGTGACGCCCTGCTCACTGAATGGGAGTCTAAAGCAAAGGACCCTGTTGATAGAACACAATATCTAGACTTGTGTGGTGTCTGTAGATACCACTCCAATCCTTATTCTTATTTAGATGATGATGAGGTACTAAAAAAAGAAGATATTACTATTGACATTGGGTGAGGAATAGTTTAAAATATTACTATAGATTCAATTAAAGAGATAACCATAATAATTATCACTTTAGTTGAGTCTTAAGTAAGAGTGATTAGAGATACAGTAGTTCAGCTAGTGGGGAGGGAAGAAGGATACTTCTTGTGCAAACCAGCCTGTTACTAGGTAATGAATACAGTATGAAGTGGGTATACACACAGAAGTACTGAGTCGGTGGTTCAAGTCCACCCTGTATCTCTAATTTCTTTTATGATATAATATTTATACGACTGTTGTGATTTAGAGTCCGTCACAGCAGTCTTTTTTTTCAGGGCTCCGAGGAAAAACTATGATAACTAAAGGTATAGCAAAGTATGTCTATCTAGACAGTACAGAAAAATTCAACGGTGAGGATACCGGTAAGTACACACTTACTGTCTCTGTTGATGATAAAGAAGCCAAAGCACTAGAGTCAGCAGGTGTTAAGGTTCGCACCATTCAGACAGAAGATGGAGGGTCTTACAAGGCTCGTAAGTTTTCTACAAAGTATCCGTTGTCTTTTGATATGGTGAAGATGGCTGATGATGGCGAATCAATCGGACACGATTTTGGAGCTGAAAGCGAAGTACAGGTACTATGGAAAGCAGGACAAGAGCACCCACAACACGGGGTAGCTACTTACTTGACCGCAGTAAAGGTACTTAAGCGTACCGAAGGGTACAAATCTGCAGACTCTGAGACGAGTGAGTTCTTCGCATAATCATTCTACTTTTGTAGAGCATAAGCCCTGCCCTGCCTGTAGAGATACAGGTGGGGACAGAGCAGGTGATAACCTAGCTATCTATTCTGATGGTCACGGTTATTGTAACGCCTGTGGTCACTATCAAAAGAGTGTCACCGGTGACAAAGATTATGAGGAGGTATCAGTTATGCAGACAATCACACCGAGAGGTGTATCTGGTGCGTCAATTAAAGACAGACGCATATCATCTAACATCACATCTAAGTTTGGTGTGACTGTAGGTTACGACAAGACCGGTAAGATAGAGAAACATTACTATCCATACTACGACTCTAACGAGAGCAACAGGCTACTCGGCTATAAAGAGAGAACTGTCGAAACCAAAGAGTTTCAAATAATAGGAACGAACAAAGGCTCTGGTCTGTTCGGACAAAATGCTAACCGCTCCGGTGGTAAGTATCTGACTATCTGTGAAGGTGAAATTGACGCCCTCTCGATTTCAGAAATGTTCGATGGCAAGTGGCAGGTGGTCTCCCTTAAGAACGGGGCGTCTTCTGCGTCACGAGATATCAAAGACAATCTAGAATACATCGAGTCGTTTGATAATGTGGTGCTGTGCTTTGACCAAGACCAAGCAGGGTTTGATGCGGTGAAAGCCTGTCAAGATATTATATCTGTTGGTAAGCTCAAGGTGTGCAAGCTACCTATGAAGGACGCTAGTGATATGCTAGTGAACGGAAAGGTCAAGGAGTTCACCAATGCTTGGTGGTCTGCTGAGTCTTACACTCCGGCAGGTATCATCAGAGGTAAGGATACTTGGGAACATCTACTTAAGGATGAGAACCTACTTACTGTCGACTATCCGTGGCAAGGTCTTAACACTTTGACTTATGGATTCAGAGCAAAAGAGTTAGTAACTATCACCAGTGGCTCTGGTATGGGTAAGACTAGTGTCGTTAAGGAACTAGAGTCTTACATACTTAACAACACTGATGATAACCTAGCTATCATTCACTTGGAAGAATCCATCGAGCGTACTGTTAAAGGCTTGATGTCTATCGAAGCTAATGCTCCTATCCATATACCTCAGTACGAAAGAGAGCTGAGTGATTCGGATAAGAAAGCACTGTGGAAGAAGTCAGTTGGCGATAAGAATGTGTTCTTCTATGACCACTTCGGTAGTATGTCAGAGGACTCACTACTTAATGTCATTAGAACCTATGCTAAATCCTATGATTGTCAGTGGATTGTATTGGACCACTTGTCTATCGTAGTCAGTGACCAAGACGGTATAGCTGATGAGCGTAAGGCGATTGATGCCATTATGACTAAGCTCCGTAAGATAGTACAGGAGACTGGCGTAGGCTTGTTCCTTATATCTCATCTTAGGAGACCACAAGGCAGGGCTCACGAAGAAGGTGGACAGGTGAGCCTCTCAGAGCTTCGAGGTTCCGCAGCAATTGCTCAGTTGTCTGACATTGTAATAGGATTAGAGCGTAATCAACAGGACGATGACCCTATCATTCGTAACCAGACTACACTAAGGGTTATAAAGAATAGGTTCTCAGGTCTTACTGGTCCCGCTTGTAAGCTACAGTATGACAGTGACACCGGAAGATTAACGGAGGTAGATGATGAACACAGCTTTTTTTGACATAGAAACTGATGGACTCAACGCTACTAAAGTACATTGCATTTGTGCGATGCTTGATGACGGTGAGTCTACTGTTTATAATTTTATAGGAGGAGAAGCCAATGGACTTTTTCGAAAATGGTTGGCATCAGAAAGTGTCGACACTCTTGTGGGACACAACATTATTAATTTTGATGTTCCTATTTTGCGTAGGCTTACTGGGATGGATTGGGCTTTTAATCTACGGGACACTCTCGTACTTAGCAGACTACATAACCCTAGCCTTGATGGTGGACATAGTTTAAGGTCTTGGGGTGAGAGACTAGGCAATTACAAAGATGACTATCAAGGTGGTTGGGAAGAGTATAGCCACGAGATGTTAGACTTACTGCCAACAGGATGTGCGGGTAACTAAGGCTTTGTATCACCATCTTGTCACCGGTGACAAAGATTCACTAGCAGTAGAGATAGAACATAAGACTGCTGACATCATCAGAGAGCAGACCGACAACGGTATGATACTCAATGAGGAGCGTGCTTATGAACTACTAGCTGAGATGAAGGAGAAGGTACTAGACATAGAGGACGAGGTACACAAGAAATTTGAACCTCTGCCTGTGTGGATAAACCTGAAGCATCCCGGTGATAAGACACACAACAAGGATGGTAGTATATCTAAGAGGTATCAAGCACAGTTGGATAGAGGGTGCACACTTGGAATACATATTTAGAATGGGGATACTATGAGTACCCAGAGTTTAATCTTGGGTCTCGACAACAGATAGCTAAGTACCTCCAGCACTTCGGTTGGAAACCTAAATCATTTACTGAGAAGGGAAACCCTATCGTAGATGAGAAGGTACTTAAGACTGTTAAGATACCCGAAGCACAATTGATTGTAGATTACCTTACACTGACCAAGCGTATAGCTATGGTTAAGAGTTGGGTAGAAGCTATTGATGAGCATACTGGTCGAGTACACGGTAGGGTAAACCCTTGCGGTGCAGTCACCGGTAGAATGACACACTCTAAACCTAACTGTGCTCAAGTCCCTGCGACTAGACACGGTAAGATGGTAGCATCTTGTGGGGTTTCGAGGGTGGTTATGGTGCTGACTGTCGTAACTTATGGACTGTCCCTAATGGATACAGTCTGGTGGGTTGTGATGCTAGTGGACTAGAGCTTAGAATGCTCGCCCACTATATGAATGATGATAAGGCATACACTGATGAGATACTTAACGGTGATATACACAGTGCTAATCAGAAGTCAGCAGGACTACAGACTAGAGACCAAGCCAAGACTTTTATCTATGCGTTCCTATACGGAGCAGGAGATACTAAGATAGGCGAGGTAGCAGGAGGTGGTGCAAAGCGTGGTCGTATACTTAAGAAGAACTTTCTTGATAATACTCCCGCGTTAAAACACTTGCGTAGTAAGGTTGCAGACTCCAGTAAGAAGGGGTGGGTAACAGGACTAGATGGTAGGAAGCTACACATACGCTCAGAACATTCAGCACTAAACACTCTACTACAGAGTGCAGGTGCGGTTATAATGAAGAAAGCGTTGGTGTTACTAGATACATATGCTAAGCAGTACAACATAGACTATAAGTTTGTACTGAATGTGCACGATGAGTTTCAATGTGCACGATGAGTTTCAGTGTGAGGTCAGAGATGACCAAGCTGATTTCTTCGGTGGTCTAGCGGTAGGAGCTATCATCAAAGCAGGTAAAACTTTTAATCTAAACTGTCCACTGGACGGTGAATACAAGGTAGGTAAAACTTGGCAACAGACACACTAGTAGACGATATATATCGTATGATAGACACCAAAGAAATAGCAGATGGTGTACCTGTCGAGCAAGTAATAAATGACTTCGGTGAGAATGTGAAGCAGATATTACGAAACAATATCACAGAGAGTAAGTTTGATAAGCGTAAACTTAGAATGTCTAACATCGGTAAGAAGGATAGACAACTGTGGTATTCTTATAATGGATACAAAGGTGAGGAACTTATGCCTCACACTAGAATCAAGTTCCTCTATGGTCACTTGATTGAAGAAATGATACTAGCACTTACTAAACTCTGCTGGTCACGATGTGACAGACGAACAGAAGCAGGTAGAAGTAGATGGTATCAAAGGTTCTATGGACTGTAAGATTGATGGTGTACTAACAGATGTTAAGTCAGCTTCACCTTATGGGTTTAAGAAATTCAAGGATGGTTCACTTATTAATGATGACCCCTTTGGATACATAGACCAAATCAAAGGCTATGCTCACGCAGAGAATACAAAGGATGTTGGTTGGTTAGTTATGGATAAGACTAACGGACATCTAACATACCTCAAGTATGATATGGCTGATGAATCTCAGTGGTACTGGACTAAGCTAAACTTCTTCTCGATAGTAGACAGAATTAAATCTATCAAGAATATAGTTAAGTTATCTAAGACACCTAAGAGATGCTATGAACCTATACCTGACGGTAAGTCTGGTAATATGAAGTTACCTGTAGGTTGTAGCTACTGTTCATACAAGCACGAGTGTTGGGGCGATGAGCTTAGAACATTCCTGTACTCTAACGGACCGAGATACTTAGTTAAAGTTGAGAACTTACCACAAGTTATAGAGGTAGATAAAGATGGCAACAAAGTTTCGGAGTAAGCTAGAGAAAGAATGTGCGGAAGCACTAGGCAGAGAGTGGAAGTATGAGCCCTGTAGGATAGCCTATACGATACGAAAGAACTACACCCCTGACTTTGTTAAGGGTAAGTATCATATAGAGGTTAAAGGGTTCTTCCGTAGTGGTGACAGACAGAAGTATAAATCAATTGCTGAACAGATGAGATTTGAAGGCAAGGATTTAATCTTCTTGATGCCACGACCAGACTCTAAGGTAGCCAAGGGTAATAAGATTACTTATCGACAGTGGTGTGATAAGTATGATATTAAAATATTTTCAACTAAAGAAATAAAGGAGCTTAAGAAGTGGACGAAGATAACATAAATCCTAACCATTATAAGCAGGGTAATATTGAGGTCATAGATTTTATCTTAGACCAAGATATGGATTACCTAACCGCATCTATGAAATACATCTGCAGATGGAGATTTAAAAATGGGATAGAAGACCTAAAGAAAGCTCGGTGGTTCTTAGATAAACTTATAGAACACGAGGGAGGGCAGTATGGCTCTAACATTAAATGAATTAAAGAACGCATAGTTCAATGAAGCCATAGACCCTTGTACTCTGTGTGAGGTATTGGACATAACAACGGAAGATATCTTGCACGAGTTCGAAGATAAACTGATAGATAAACGAGAGGAGTTTGACGATGCTGATGATACCAACTGAAAACTTTGTCTTACTGATGGTAGCGTTGCTTACAATAGGAGGATTCTTATTGTGGAGACACGGTACTAAATGTTATGACAGAGGTATAACTGATGCTGTTCAGATGCACAGAAACGGAAGACTAAAATATAATACTTACTTAGATGACGATGGAGAGAAGATGCTGAACATTGAAATCGACCCAATGGAGGATGAATGAACCAATTACCAAATGATTACCAAAACTTTATTGCACTTAGCAGGTACGCACGATGGCTACCTGAGAAGAAACGAAGAGAGACTTGGAAAGAAACCGTTGCCCGATACTTTGATTTTATGGAGCAACATTTAAAAGAGAATACAAACCAAGAGTTAGTACCTAAGACTAGGAAGATACTTGAGGAAGCAGTATGTAACTTAGAAGTTATGCCTAGTATGAGAGCTCTTATGACCGCAGGTCCTGCTCTTGCTAAGAATAATATAGCAGGGTACAACTGTGCTTACTTAAGTGTAGACCACCCGAAAGCATTTGATGAATGTCTATTCGTTCTGATGCACGGTACTGGTGTAGGCTTTAGTGTTGAGAGACAAGCAGTTAATAAACTACCTGAAGTTCCTACAGATATGGTAGATATAGATGATGTTATTGTAGTACAAGATAGCAAGGAAGGATGGCAGTCTGCATTCCGTAAACTTATTACTTATCTCTATGATGGTGAGATGCCTAAGTGGGACTTCTCTAAGGTTAGACCTAAAGGTTCTAGACTAGCTACCTTTGGTGGCAGGGCTAGTGGACCAGAGCCTTTGCTTGACTTGTTTCATTTTGCTACTAACATCTTTAAAGAAGCAGGTGGTCGTAAGCTAACTAGCTATGAGTGTCACCGTATGATGTGTAAGATAGCAGAGGTAGTTGTAGTGGGTGGTGTTAGACGAAGTGCCCTAATCTCTTTATCTAATCTAACTGATGAGCGTATGCGTAATGCTAAGTCTGGTCAGTGGTGGTCTGATACACCAGAGATGGCACTAAGTAACAACAGTGTATGCTACACAGAGAAGCCTGACATTGGTATCTTTATGAAGGAGTGGACATCACTGTATGAGTCTAAGTCTGGTGAGCGTGGTATCTTTAATAGAGAAGCCGCAATTAAACAAGTAGCATCTATAGGTAGAAGAGATACTGACCACGACTTTGGTTGTAATCCTTGTAGTGAAATCATATTAAGAGACGGACAGTTCTGTAATCTTACTGAGGTTGTAGTGAGAGCGGAAGACACGCAAAAGGATATACTCCGTAAGGTTAGACTAGCTACTATACTTGGTACATTCCAAGCATCACTTACTAACCTCAAGAGATTGAGACCTAAGTGGGTACACAATACAGAAGAGGAAGCCCTACTAGGTGTATCACTCACTGGTATTATGGATAATGCTTTTATGAATTATAGTAATGATGATAGTAGAGGATACTATGGTAAGCGTAGCCTGCCTGATTTTCTATCTGACCTTAGAAAAGAATCTGTTAAGACTAACAAGAATGGTCAGAGCTACTAGGCATTCAACAAGCTACTGCTACTACTGCTATTAAACCTAGTGGTACAGTCAGTCAGTTAGTTGATAGTGCTAGTGGTATACACACTAGACATAGTGATTATTATATCCGTAGGGTTAGAGCAGATTCTAAAGACCCAATAGCACAGCTAATGGAAGACCAAGGCATACCTGCTGAACCTGATGTAATGAAACCTAACAGTGTTAAAGTATTCTCTTTCCCTATGAAAGCTCCTAAAGGTGCAGTAACTAGGAACGAGAGGAGTGCTATCGAACAACTAGAGCTGTGGCTTATGTATCAAAGATACTACTGTGAGCACAAGCCTAGTGTTACTGTTAGTGTGAGAGAACACGAGTGGATGGAAGTAGGTGCGTGGGTATACAAACACTTTGATGAAGTATCAGGTGTTAGTTTCCTACCTCACTCAGACCACACATATCAACAAGCACCATATGAGGAGTGTGATAAGAAGACACACGATGCTCTAGCTAAGAAGATGCCTAAAGCAGTAGACTGGGATTTGATTAGCGAGTATGAGCTTACAGATATGACAGTAGGAACTAAGACACTAGCCTGTACTGGTAGTGTGTGTGAACTTGTCGACCTCGTTGAGGAAGAGAGGGATGTCGAATGATACAAACAGTTCTACTTATTATAGTATTACAAGCAATTGTTATATCAATTACAGGATGCTCACAAACAGCACCAGATTCTGTTAAAGCAGGTCAGCTAGTTTGTCAGCCTAAAGATTCTAAATTATGTATAGGATGGAAATATGATTTATAAAGTTAGAGATTTAATTATGCTACTAATAGCGGGAGTTTCTGCGGGTTGTCTAGTGTACATTGTTATGTTCCTAGATGCTCTTAGAAAGGGGTGGCTTGTTTAGCCGATTGTTTTACAAATAAATAAAGGAGTAAAATATGTTAGAGAAAATAAAGAACGGTGCTGATGGTGCGATAGATGTAGGTATCAAACTAATTAGCTTATCAATTGTACTACAGATTATCTTTGGTCAGAAGGTAGCATTCCTAACTGGTAATGTTATTGGTTCGATACTAGATATAGTATGGACACTTGGTAATGCAGGACTTGCAGGAATAATCGCAGCCGGTATCATCTGGAAACTACTCGACAAAGATATAACGAGTGGCGGAAAGTAAACCACCTAAAAATACTTGGGGTCTCGTCCGTATGGATGGGACTTCCAAGCTATACAGGAAGTTACTTAGTGACAAGAAATCTGTCACCGGTGACAAACTTAGCCCCCGACTATGGAAATCAGACTGGAGAAAGTAAGTGAATGAATCTACAATTATAAAAGCACTAAACAGTATAGCGTACAACTTCAAACCTATGGACGATAAGTTCTCTAGGTATGATGCCTTCGATGAGAAGAACGGTATTATGTTAGAGATTAAGTGTAGGAATAAGCATTACCCAGATACTCTCATTGAGAAGATGAAGTATGACTGGAACAGAAACTTTGCAAGAGAACACAAGCTAGAGTTTTGGTATGCAGTATCTATGCCTAATAAAACTAACAGTCACATTGTGTATGTGTTTGACCCTGCTAACTTAGAGGATGAAGAAGAAGGCTATGATTTTAAATGGCACATAAAAAAACTCCCAGAGAAAACAGAGTTCAAAGGGAGTAAATGGATTGATAAAGAGGTAGGCTATCTACATATAGATGATGCCCTTATGTCCTTTGAAGAGAACACTACTCATTAGTAAACATACCACTCGCTAAAGCACTAGTACCATAAGCATAGTTTTGTATTCCTTTTTCATATGCTAGGTCTGGTGCTTTAGCTTTTGTGTTTTCAATGTCCGCCATTCTAGCTTTCCACTGAGCAGGAGGGACCTTACTCTGCACTACTTTTGCAGGCACTACATCTCTACCTACTTGTCTCTTCTTAACTCGTTTAATGTTTCCTATCATAGGTGGTGTAATAGCTACTACTCTGTTAGGTAAACTACTCTCCACTGCTCTTCCTATTAATGGTATCTTTTCTAAGAAGTTGTGCTCGTCGCTAACAGCAGACACAAACCTACCACTAGGCTTAATACCTACAAGCATATTAACTCCTCCTTCTGTTATAGAAGAACCAGACTTACCAAACTGCATCCAGACATTACCTGTGTCCTTATCTACTTTAAAGTTTGGCTTGTATATATCACCTTTATTATTTCTAAATGTTTGTTTACTTAAGTGTTTAGCAAACTCATCTAAATCAGTAGGGACTTTACCTTTAAACGCAGTACCTAAATCATTCATTTGATTAGAAGTAATTAAATCATTCCAGTGATTACCAGTCTTAGTGCTTGCGGGTCTCTTAAGAAACATCTTTGTGTTACTGTCTGCTAGTGCTGTTACTCCTTTTCTATTCTTCCAAGCACCCATAGCCATAGTCTCTATTGCGTTAGCTTCTGCCTTACTTGCAGGAGTGTTTCCTTTGTGGTGTCCTTTAGATGCCTTATGATATGAACCTACTTTAAAGTCTTCATATCCTTTGTATCCAAATCTTTTACTAAAGTCAGACAGTGCTTGCTTAGAACCTACAGCACCAGACTGTACTGCTATGTGCATATTATAAAAAGCCTTGTGCATTTGGTCTACATTAGGGTCTCCTTTGTTTGACAACTGACCAGTCTCTAGTAACCCTTTGTTTATCTTTTCACTTCTATATAGAGCCCTTGCTTCTGGGTCTATAGAATTTCTTATTATGTTCTTAGCACCTAACGCACCTGTCTTAAGAAATCCACCTGCTTTCTTACTAGCCATATAAGCAGGGATTAATGCTTCTGTTCCTCTGTTTAACATTTCAACTTGCTTTGGTGTAGTAAACTTCATTGTGTCACTAAACAAACCATCACTCATTTTCTTTGCTGTGGCGAGAGTCTGTTCTGTCGGACCATAGTTTCCTTGTATGTAGTTAGGAACAGAAGAAATAAACGAACCCTTCTTTGCTCCTTTAGCTACATTGGCTCCTGCTTCTATACCTGCTTTAGCACCCTTAACACCTTTAGTTAACAGACCGACACCTATTAAATTCAAAGGGTCTAATACTGCATTAGCTACAGCAGAGCTTATGTAAGCAGTCTTAGGATTATTCTTCCTAAACTCATCAGAGTATAGCTCTTCTAAGTCGTAGTCTTGTTGTTGAGTCAGCCCTCTCCAAGCATCATCGAGACCACCAGTCAGTAACCCCTGTACTGCATTAGAAGGTGCATCAAGTACATTAAGTATGTTACTTACAACTCCCATTATTGTGCTTTCCTTAGTGCTTCTTTAGCTTCTTTAGATATTCTCTTTAGCTCTGACTGCATTCGTTTTACCTCTGCATTATAAGAATCATCTTTAACTCTACCACCTTTTTTATCAGCAACTTTCTTTCTTAACTTTTTAGTTAAAGAATCTATTCTGTTTTGATACTTATAACCAACACGCATTTTCATTTTCTTTTCATCATAGGTTTTAACTTTAATACCTATAGCTCCGAGCAAAGATTCGTTCAATGTTCTATCATCTTTAGTTGGATGTCTCTTACCATTAGCTTGATAAGAGTCCCATATGTTCCATCCTTGATTCCAGAAAGGCAAGAACTCTTTACCTATTATAGTTCCTCTAGCTTTAAACTCATCTTCCATAACTCCAGAACCTACACCGGGAACCATTTGTTTAGTGAAGGTATCAAAGCCTGTGACTGCTTTAGCTATACCACCAAGAGCACCTCCTGATGGCTGTAGTGGAGCAGGAAGACCCGGCACACCAAAGCCTTGAGTTTCTGTACTAAGTACATCACCTGCAGGTATCCATCTAGAGACATCTAAATACTTCTCATTAGGTAATTTAATTAATGTATTAGCTCCAGGAATTCCTAAAACATCGAAGCCCATATTTAGCTCATCTTGTCTCTTTCTTTCTGTCCTATACTCCTCATCGTCCGCAGCTAAATCGTTAGCAGCATTCAAGATTAGACCCCATTTAGCTATCTTCCAAGGTCTCTTAACTACAGTTTCTGCTACGATAGGTGCAGCTCTATATGTATAAGAGATAAATGGCATAGCAGTTTCACGCATAAGCTCTACTGCAGGTGCGTCAATCTCATAGTCAAGCATATACTTGCGAGCAAATGTCGCAGCTTCTGCATACTGGTCATCAGTAGGTGTTAGTCCTTCTCTTACATTTTTTGCTAAGTGGTCTTTGAATAAAGCTAAACGAAAGACACCATCTTCTGCACTATATAATTTATCTAGTGGAGTTTTACCTGCGTGTTTCTTTGTGCTCTCCCACATATTATCTAACAGCTTATCGTCTTGTTGTTTCCCTATCTTCATATATCTAGTATAGGTATCAATCTCAAAATCAGTAAGCTCTCTCTTCATCATATCAGCGTTAAAGACACCTAGCTTTTCAGCCATTTTAAAGTCATCACTCTTAAACTTTGTTCCCGGACCAAACGCTTTATAAAAATCTTTGCCCGCAGAACCTAAGTGTTTATAACTTCCGTCTACTAAATCATACAATACTACATTAGACATTATGTTATTCATATGTACTACTGGGTTAAGAGATGTCTTAGTCCTCTTCCAATACTGCAATGCTTTATGATGTAGCTGACCAAATCCACCAAGACCTCCGCGACCTTGACGATACTTCTTCATTCTGTTAGCCCAAACTAAATCTCTATGTACTTCTGGAGAGACCCATCTTCCAGACAGATTACCAAACTCTCGAACTTTAGTGCCTTTCTTTCCTACTCTAACAAAATCTTTTGGTATTTGTTTAAACCCTTCAGGTATGTTTTCTGGTGCTGTGTTTTTAGGAACAACAACATCATCCCCCATCTTAGCTACATCATCATAAAATTTAAAAGTAGCTACATCGTTAGACATTAGTTTACCTGTCTTAGCCATAGCAAATGTAGAGCTTATAATCTCTCCCATTTTTGCTCTTTCTTCTGGGCTATAGTCTTTGTTCATAAGAACTGACTTACCACCTTTTGCTTTTGATATTAATCTATAACCGTTAGCTTCTTCTTCTTTTATTCTAGCAGATATACTCTGTCCTTTACGGGGTCTAAAAGTTTTGTCTCTACCTCTCCTAACAAACTCTGAAGCAATAACGCCTACATTGTTCTCGTCTCTAACTATTCTTTTCTTTCTAGGGTCTGCTGTCTTTTCGTATGAACGATATAAATATTTCTTTTTGTTAGCCTTAAATACATCTTTATCTAGAAGACCTAAGTCTACTAGTTGTTTTCCTAAAGTATTAACAAGAGCTCTTCCTTCTTTACCTAACGCTTTAACATCTGGAGTCATAAGCTCCATTTCAGACTTAGCTAATTTTTCATCAGTCATAAGTTTATATAAAGCTCTGTCTTGTTCTGGTGTTAGCTTTTCAAATTTCTGAAGAACCTCATTAAAATCTCCTGCCCATTTGTTTTCCATAAGTCTTCTGTTGCCTTTAGCAGTAACAAAACCTTTAGGAAGACCATAATTTTCTATTACATATCCACCAATGTTATCAAAGACTTTACCTCTTTTAGTATCTTTACCGCCTTTTATACCTCGACCCACAGTTCTAACACTCTGACCTATAATTCCTTTGTTAATAGCTTCACCCGCATCTCCGTAGGCTTTGCTCATAGCAGGGGCTATAGTTTTGTTGAACTTATATAGAGCAGGAGATAATGTACCTCCGCCTGCAATGCCTATAAGAGTGTTGTTAACACGAGACATACCTTCTTCTTCATCTACATAACCTAGAGGTGCAGTAAGTCCTCCTGCAATAGCTCCAGCTTTCGCAGCAGACGCAAGATTCTTTGCTTTCATTCCGGGAATAAACCATCCTACAGGGTCTCCAAACAAACCCGCAGTATAGGCAGCCATCATAGAACCACCATAGGTTTCGTTTCGAAGATACATATTTAGTTTCTTTTGGTCTCTAGCCATCTGCTCTTCATCAGTGCCTAGTATTTGTTTGACACCTCTCCAAGTATCAGACATACCCATACGAGCAACAAAAGCTAGTTTGTCTGCGTAGGTTTCTTCTTCATATCCAAGTAAAGGTTGTGTGTTGTTAGTTACAGAATCTTTTTTATCTTCTTCTTTATTAGTATCCAAGTAACTAAATCTATCTGAGATAGCCATTTAGACTCCTTTTCTTATAAACCACTGTCCGTTTCTTTGTACCATCTGTTTTTCTTTAATAAGTTTTTCTGATGGCGTACCTCTTCCTCTCCACTTAATTAAAGTTCCTTGCATACCTTCCATCTCTGACATTTTAGTATCTAATGTAGAGCTTTTATTTTTTGATAAAGATTCTAAATAAAGAACAGCTTCTGGTTCTCTTCCTTCTTGAACAAGCTGTGTAATATACTGACCGTTAGTCAGACTATTTGCTACTCCATTAATTTCTTTAGGTCTTTCTCTTAAAGTGCTTACAGAAATATCTTCAGCACTTGCCATTTGTTGGTAAGGAACTTCAGCAAACACAACATCACTTTCTGCTTCTCCTTGTACAGCATCAGGTTTCTGTATAACTACAGCTACAGTATCTCCATTATTGCCAGACTCTGTACTGTTATTATGCTCTGTCATAAGTTTATTCATATAGTCACCTCTAAGTCCACCTTGACCTTTAATAACTAAATTATATCCTGCTTCACCTGCATTATCTCTAGCCCAGTCTTCAAAGTCTGGATAACCCTCTACCCAATTTCCTTCTTCAAACATACTACCACCAGTGTGATATTCTTGTTTGTATTTATCCCAAAGGTTATCATAAACATTTTGTTCTTTAGAAGACATACCATACTCTTCAGCTTCAGCTTCTTGTTGACCAATAGCTATTCCTTCTGCATCTGTAACTGGTTCATATGTTTGTGTGTCTAAGTTATATTTAAGAACATCACTTCCACCGTCTTCATTTGGTCGTAACAAATACATACCCTGTGCAGGCATTTGTAAGTTTCTATTCTTAAGCTCAGTTTCTAACTCAAGTGCTTCTGTTTGAGCTGCAACTAAATCTCTACTTCCTTCGAGACCTAAAGTCTGCTCTGTCTTATGAGCAACATCAGCATCAGCAAGAAGTTTTTTAATGTCATAATCTTTTTGCCATTGTGCGTCAGTAACATTTACTCTTGATTGTCTCCATTCTAAATCGTTTCGTTCTAGTGCTGAGCGTGCTTTAGATATATCAAGCTCACCTTTTCTAAGTTCATTAAGAATACCATCTTGTACTTGAGCATAATTATCTTTAGCTTGAAGTCTTTCTTGCTCAGTAGCTCTTAAACCAAAGTCACGGTCTTGTTGATAGATTAAGTTTTCAAACTTGGAGCCTTCTAGTGAGTGAGTCTTGTCAAATTCATACTCGCTTTGCTCTTGAGAAGCGACATTAACAGCAGCGTCTGATTCACGAGCTGCTACAGTTCTTTCATCTAAAGCTAATTTATCATTATCTAATTGAATTGACCTAGCTTTGTCTATAAATTTCTGACCTATCTGCGGAAATCCTGCTTGAATAAATTTATTAGCAAGTGTTCTAGCAGTGTTAGGGTCGTTAGGGTCCATATTGCTTGTTTCCTTCATAATCCCAGTTATAACATCAGCCTTCTCTTGTTGTGCAGTTTTCATACCTGCCATACCAGCGAGGTTTTGCATAAGCATACCTCCTGCTTGACTTGCTCCATATACAGAAGCACGCCCCGGCTGTAACTGAGCTACCTTTAATGCTCTATCTCTAATGCCTACATTGTCTGTTGTAGCTGCATCAAAGATATTGCTAATACCAAACATACTTTCTTCTGCCATCTTAACTCCTAATTATTAAATAAACTAGATTTAGTAGGAGTATATCCTTTTTGGTCTAGTAAACTATGAAACTTTTTCTGGGTATATTGAGTTTTAAATAAATTATCAAAGTTATAATCCTGTGCTTGACCTGCAAGACCAGACCAAAATCCTGATGTAGTATCTGCAGTGTTGCTTCCTGCTGTAGACACACCTGCCATATTACCAGTAGCATTAGAATTCTGACCTACCATTCTTCCTAAGTCTGCTTGAGGTGTTAGCATACCCGCTACATTTCTAGCTCCTTCACCCATACCAAGTGCTTCAGCTCTAAGCATATTTCTGTAGTCCATACCAGTTTGCATAGACTGCATTTGACCTCTCATTCTATCTCTACCAATAGAATCTTCTATAGCCATTTGGTCGTAGTAACCTTGTGTTCCAGTCCTGCCTTGTGCTATAGCAGCCTCTTGTCCTTGAAGTCTAGATTGATTATAAGCATCAGCATTAAAATCCTCAAACCTTTTAAACTGTTGTTGCTCCATAGCATATGGGTCGCTCATCATATTCTGTAGTTCTTGATTTGCCATAGCAGAAGAGCCTAAGAATCCTTGCATCATAGCTTGATACTGTGGGTCCAGAGTCTGAAGTATTTCTTTTGTTTCAGGGTCAAACTCTACATTACCCGCAGGACCATAGTTGCTCCAAGGTAATGACCTATCGTAAGCTAGGTTCTGTTGGTCTACTTGAAACTGCTGATTCTTTTCAGCAGCCTTTTGTTGCTGCCTAGCAGAAAGCATACCAACTGCTGCCTTTGCTAAAAATGCTCCTATTGCCATCCTAATCTCCTATCCTTGTAATCATATTAAACTCCGTTATCTCTTTGTAATGAAACACTTGTACCACCGTTATGTGATGTGTTAGCACCTGTTACTGAATGTCCTTCATATAAATAATTACTTGTTGAACCATTGCCTGTAAAAGTACCATCACTTGTAACCATACGATAACCTTTTCGTAATACATATGTCCAAGTTGTATCTTGCCCCGGACCTTGCGTATAACCTTGACTTACAAAAGCAGCAGTATGACTACTTTGTATAGTAGAAACAGCGTTTTCCAAGTTATTTGAATCAGGTGCTAAACTAAAACTAAACATTACAGTATTAGAAGAAAAATCACTAACACCAAATACTTGAGTACCATTAAAATTAACTACGCCAGTTGCAGTAGGTGAACTTACAGTAGTACCATTGAATACTATCGTATGAGTATTCCAATTTAAAGTAGTACCATCAAAAACTATAGGCATTATGATGTCGCAATAGTTAATGTTGTTCCAGATAACGAGGCTTTTACTAGACCTAATGTACTAGAAGATGCAGCAGGTGTATTAGCCTGTACAAAAGCTGTTGTAGCTATCTGTGTTGTATCTGTTGAAGTAGCTGCTGTTGGTGCAGTTGGTGTACCAGTTAATGCTGGACTTGCTTTTTTAGCAAAAGAAGCATCTACAAAAGCAGTTGTAGCTACTTGTGTTGTATTAGTTCCTGCTGTTTGCTGTTGTAGCACTAAAGGCTTCTGAAGCACTACCGTTAACATCTGCTTTAGTATTTACTGCTGTTTCTACTGCTGAAAATTCAGTGTGAAAATCAGCTCCGGATATTACTTTTGCTGCACTGAGTCTGCTAAAGCATCCTTACCCGACCAAGCAACAACTTTTGAATAGTCTGCCATTATCTTATTTTCCCTTGTTTATGTAAAAGTGTTAAGTCTTGTAAAGACGCATCATAGCCATTACTCTGAATGTCTATAGATATTTTTATATTTTTTGCTGAACCTGTAAGAGGTGTTCTGTATTCTTGTAACCCATATACAGGTTTGTATCTTACTGGTGAAGATGTCGCATTTGCTGGTTGGTCTACTGCTCCTGTATTAGAAATAGTTGTCCAAGTGCCCCCTGCTGCTTCACAATCTGTTTGATTATTATGACTTCCTATAGTACAGTATTGAACTCCGCCATAAGTCAAAGCAGTGTTAGCACCATATAAAGATGTACTAGCACCCCACAAAGCTGTTGAACCTGTTGTAGTAGGATTTAAAGTTATAGATGTAGTTTTAGATGGAGTAGAACTAAAGTCTTTGTACCATTTTAATCCTAGGTTAGCACCTGAACCACCTTCCATAACCATAAACAATCTTTTTAATAAAGACGCACCTACAGACTCTCCTAAGTTTACCCACACTGTTTCAAAACCTCCGGTGTAAGAAGCATAACTATATGTAGAACCATTTGCTGCTAAGTCTGAATCATAGTAGCCTTCGTATGTAGCAATGCTTCCATCTTTTTGTCCTACTAACATACCATAAGTATCTGTATAGGCTAGACTAGCAGGTTCTCTATCACTATCAAATGTCCAAGTAGTTATTCTAGGCGCACCATTAGGTGTTAAATGTTTAAAGTCAAAAACATAAGTAATGTTACTAGCAGTAAAAGTCATTACATATATTCCTTCATTCTCTATATATGCAGACTTAACTTTTGTACTCTGACCAATGTTTCTAATTAATGTATCTTTAACATTTAAGGATAAATCAGTTAAAGGTACTTTGTCTTTTTCTGTTGTACGAGCTAATGACCTAAGTCCTGTAGAAGATAAAAATACTAAGTCATCTCCAATGTGTTGTACTGAATCTCTCGATACACAACCAACTCCTCGTATAACCTCATTAAGTTTCATACTTCCTACAACATCAGGACTTTGATAAATTACTATGTTGTTCTTACCAAATACTGCAAGCTGTCCATAAAAAGGAGCAATAGCTATTATGTCATCCTTACCCCAAACTTTCTTTAAATCAAAAGAACCACCACCACTACTTGTAGTATAATCATCAGAGTCTAACAGAGCAGAATAATGCAAGACATCTTTCTCTTCTTCTACACCGCCACCCACATACGACCATAGAATCCTACACCACAACTAGGTTTAAATTCACCTGATGATACAGTAGGCGGTCTAGTAGCATTATCAAAAGCTGCCCACTTAGAGCCTGAACTTTGTGAACCATCATATCTCTGTGGTACTGTGTCTTCGTGTAGACAAGTAAGCCTACCATTAAAGTTTAAAAACTGCCAGTCACCGTCTGTACCAGTAACAGTATGTTTTGTGTCCGCACTGCCAGTAGGGAACGCAGCATTAGGTGATGTAAAATCTACAGTGTATATACTTGTACCATAACTAGCAAATGTTTTTTTAACTACACCATCAGTATGTTCTATAATGCTTTTTATAGCTACCCCATTAGGAGCTGCAACATTAGGTGCTACTTTTTGTTTAAAACCTTTGCGTAGAGATATACGACCTGATTCTCTAATAACAACATTTTCTGCCTTAGTTAAATAAGATGGGTCTAGTGACGCAGGATTAGCTTGTGTGTTTAATCCGTTAAGACCTATATTAGTTAAGGATTGATACTGTATTTGTTTAGCCATTATTGGTAATTAGTGTGTACAAACCATTCGTTTTCATATTGAGTGTTACCGCTATCTACCATAACTGCTTGTTTAAGGAGCTTGTAGCTTCTTGTGCAGCTATAGATGATTGTGTTCCACCATCCTCACCACGCTCTGCAATTGCACGAGCATAAGCACCGAGTATAATAGGCTGACTAGGTATTTTAACTACTGTTGTAGCTGCTGTTAGTGCGTCCTGATACTTAACTATATCAAAAGATATTGTTTGTGCTTCTGTAGGTATAGGTGATAAATCTACTTTAAGATTGTTAGATGAATCAGCACCGTTAAAACCATAATAATTAGGTTCTCCTGTAGGGTCAGTAGGATACTTAATGCTGTTTAGATATTGTTGTGTCACCGGTGACAAAGTATTACCAGTAGAATTGTTAGTTACATCTAACACTTTAAACTCTTGACCAGAAGATAAATTATAATTCTTTGTAGCTGCTACAGTAGAAACATTAACTGTCTCTCGTAAAATCAACCAATCGTGGTAAGACTCTATACTTCTCTTAGCATCATTAATTAAAGAACCTATAACTTTCTGGTAGTCATTTACTGTAGAGCTATCGTTAATAGCACCAGACCAATCTGAAGCTACTGTGTCTTCTCTTAGCCTTACCAATACTTGATTTATTAATTCTCTATAAGTCATCTATTTTCCTTTTGCTAGTTGAGCTCCAAAGTAAAACTCTATAATCATTGTTGCCCACCCAAAGATTTCATCCATCTTTAAAACTGAGCCTGCTTGTATTTCTATGTACTCTACTATGTCTGGTGTAAACTGTATTCCAAAGAAACTGAAACCCTTCTATAGTATTAGGTATTACTGTTGGCACATTAAAGAACACAGGTGCTACCTGAGTAAATATAATTAATGCTAGTATAACAAATATAATGACTCGTCTGTTAAGTGCAGCCATTGGACTCTCTTTGTCTGCTTTATCCCTAGCTTGGTTGATAGAATCATTGCGTGCCTGCAAGTTCTGTATCATTAGTTTTTGATTTTCTGCTGCTGCTTGGCTCTTAAGTGCAAACAACTTAGCTACAAAACCTAGTGCTATTGGTGCTACATTAGTCAAGAATGCTATCATATTGCTAACCTCATTGCCTCTAGAATTCCTACTTGTCCTATAATATACCAAGCAAACGCACCAAAGACACCCCATTTAATCTGAAGTAAAGAAGTGTTAATCTTTTGTATACATAAGTTAGTATCGTCAATCTTGCTAAACAGTTTACCTATTTGAGAAGTATGTTTGTCTAGCTGTAATTGCATACGATTAAGTTTGTCGTCCATAATTATTTACCCACATTTTTCATAGCCACTCTATGCGACTCAGTAAAACTTAAACCTTTGTTCATAAGTCTTTTCATTTCTTGCATATGTTTCTTGCTGTGATGTTCTTTATGTTTATCTAGAGTAGCTAATTGTCTTTTAGTAAGTGCCATTAGTAAGTAGGTGCTTTTCTGTTACCGCCATTAGTTTTCTTTTTCTTCTTAGCCATAATATCTCCTTAGTTTGCTAGTGGATTGTCTAACGCTCTTTGTAGTCTTGTGTTAAGTCTTTCTTCTACTTCTTTAATCTTTCTATCTGTATCAGAATAAAGAGCATCTCTTCTTTGGTCAAATCTTGTGTCAGCATTATCAATCATTGTTGCTAAGTTTTCTTTTTGTTTCTGCAGCTTAGTTTCTACATCATTAACAATACTTTCAAGGTGTCGCATATCTTCTCTAACATCTTTCTTTACTTCTTTTACATATGTAATCTGTTCATCAACATTTGCTTTAATTAAGTCTAGTTCTTCCTTAAACAAATCAATCTCTTTACTTACAAATTCCATATGTGTATTTACTGTAGACATATGTTCATTTATAACTGCTAAATCTTTTTCTATAACAGACAAATCAGGTGACTCAAATGCAGCAATCTTAGCTTCCATATCTAAGTATCTCTGATATACTTCAAAACCACCCCACAGAGCTCCAAGGATTGTCCCTAAGAGGGGTATTATTAGTAGAGCCTTACTGCCCCCTACCTTAACTCCTGCGTACTCTATTTCTGCCATTGTAAGTCCACTAGTTTATTGTGTAGTATTTCATTAGCCAAACCGTTTCTTAATCCTCTTTGATTATCTGGTATATCCTTGTCTAAATATATACCTTTATCTTTATAAAACACACCATCAATAAGTAGTTGTGTATTGTAGTATTAAATCCAGCATTAAAGTTTAAGAGTGCAAGTATAAGACTTTGTAGTTTCTGTTGCTCTTCTAATGATGCAGCTTCTCCCATTTCAGTTGCAAGATTCTTTAGTTTGTTACCTATAATCTCACGCATCTTATCTTTCTTACTTGCTTTCTTTGCTACTTTTTTTAATACTGGTTGCTCTACAACTTCTACTACCGCTTCCTGTTCTGGCTCTTCTTCTGTTTGTTCTTCTTGTACGGTGTCTTCTTCTGGCTCTGGCTCATCAAGTTCCTCTTCTATCGGTTCTTCTTCTACCTCTGGCTCTAAAAATTCTTCTAACTCTGCCTCTAATTCTTCTATCAGTTCCTCTTGTGCCATCTCTTCAAACAATACTTCCATCTCTGGTATTGCTTCTTCTAATGTAGTAGAGATTAAAGTGTAATCATCTAATGCTTCTATCTCTATTATTTGGAAAACCTCTGGCTCTTCCAAGACGTATACCGATTCAACATCTTCCTCATCAACTTCCCAAACTTCTTGTACATCGTCCTCAACATATTCTTCTATGTAAGCATCGTCCCATCCATCACAACCGTAATCATACAAAGGGTCCAATGCACATTGTTGATTATACACATTATCAGCATAGACTTGTGGGTAGTATAAACAACTGATATGACTGTCTGGTATTACACTGCATACACTCTCTCCGTTTGCTATCTCTACTGGGTCATCTTCTTGACTGTTCCAAAAGATTGCTCCACTTGTCGGATGATTATAGAACCACTGTTCATACTCACCTTGACTTAAATCTCCTACCACTGCTACTGTTACTGCGTGGTTATTTATTTGTACCTGCTCATAGTTTACATCTATGTTACCCATTGGGTATATTGTCAGGTCAAATGTATTACTTGTGTTCCTGTCGTAATACTCTGATAAATTTTCCCACATATACTTTTGGAAATGTGGAGTCACCTTGTGTATAAAACTTACCTACACCTGTGTCTATTAAATCTGTGTTCCAAGGCATTATGGTGTAATTAAATCTTACACCTGTAAATGAACTTAGGTCTTGTCCGTGACAACACAACCCATCATATACAATGCCAGTACCGGGTACATCAAGAGGGTCAAGAAACCCCACAACACCGTTACTAAACATAAAACTAGTGACATAACTATTTCCATAAAAAGGAAAAGTAAAGTCAAGAGGTACTTCCACCCAGCCATCATCTGCAATCTGATGCTCAACTATCTCAGGGTCAGACCACGAGGATAGCGAGCAAGATAACGCCAATAATACCGCTAACCAATTTCTCAAGAAATACTCCTCTATCCATATTTGCTGTCTGTTGTTTCTTAGGAATCTTCTTAGGATTCAATCTCCATTCTGCTGTAGCTTCTTGTCCTATTAGACCCTCACCTGTAGTGGGTGAATAAATCGGGCAGGGAGTCCCGGCAAAACGCATTGCGTCAAACACCGACCTCGTTTGGCACATTAAAGCAACTGCTGCTACCTTCATACCCATATCATATAATACTTTAGCATTCTTTAATCTCATACAGTTCTCATCTGAGTAAGCCTGTCCTGTACTGATACCTAGTATCTGTGTCTGCACTGCTCCACTAACTCCTACCATACATAAGTCACTATTACTTGCGTTAATGCTCGGACTAATTGCACTAGGTGGGTTTGTCCTTATTGTACTCTTAGCATCTGTACTTGTAGTTACTGTGCTATTACTTGTACTGTTTGTAACAATAGGGTCAGCAGAATGTGCTACTCCTACAAGAAATATCAATACAAATAAAACCAGCAACTATATTGTTGCGAAATCTTGTAGACATTAGTCAGCGACTAAACTCACAAATGCTGGGTCTACTTCATCTGTAGGGTTAGCAGTAAAGTGTGTACACATATCAATATGTCTAGTTGCTGTTGTTGTAGCTGGTCCATAAGTTACCGTACCATCTTCAGCAGTATTCTTAACCTTTCTAGTTTCAGTATGAGGTTTATTCTCATAAGCCATAACCCCAGCTAAATCTGATATAGCATTAATAGCTGTCTTGATTGTTTCGTGTTCGCTATACAAAGCTGTAGCATAAGTAGCAATATTACTTGGCACAGCAGTACCACCTTTGGCTGCTCTTGACCAATACCAATCTATAGCATCGTGTCTACTAGCTACTGCTGAATTAGCCTTTCTAACATATCCAGCTTTAAGCGTAGCTACATCTCTAGCTGTTGAGGCATATGTACCTACAACCTCTGAGCCACTTGTGTTCACAGTAAACTCACCATTCCAATAGTATCTGCTATCAGGAGTGACTTCTCTGTATGCCTTAATGCCTAGTGAGGTAAGTGTTGTACTATCCTTAAAGATTGTTCTAGGATAAAGTACATCACTAATCTCCATAGATTTAGGTGTTTTAATTATCTGTCCGTTAAAGTACCACATATTCTCTCCTATCGAGCGTTACTATATTTAAAAGGTGTTTCTGCAAATGCGATGTAGATAAATGTTTGACACCATTATTCATTAGATGTGTCATTGTTCTCTCATTTTAAAACCATTAGATGTAAAATCTACATCTGTCTAATCAGTTATCTTTCTGCATCCATTTGAATTCGCATACAAATCTTTCATCACTGTTATGAGGACCTTCTTTTAGAATCATTTATGTGCCAATTTCCACTTGCAGTTGAACTTTTAACTAACATACCAAAGCTGGTCTAAATCCTGTGTAAACAAATGTACCATCAGTAGAAGAATTACCAGTATATGAACCGACCTTAGAGTAGCCATCTACAGAGTGGAAAGCATATGCAATCACCTTTCGTTATTTGCATTAAATTGAAGCATGAATCCTAAACTATTTACAGTTGAAGATGTTGAGCTTCGTGTCCTTCCAATAATTGCCAGCAGTTACTTGTGCAATGTAAGTATCTAAATATAATGCTTGTAGTATTACTTAACAAAAATTGACCATACACCCCAACCATTAGCTGCTTCTCTATCTTTTTAAATAACTAACTCAGGTGCTTTAGATAATCCGTGTCCAACAGTAGCATTAGCACCATGTTCCAGTGTATTTTAATAATACTAAACCCAGCATCTACATTAGCACTAACTGTAGAAGTTATAGAACCATCAGTATTAGATGAACCACTACCGTTTGCTTTCCAGTTCCAAGCAACATAAGTATCAGTATTATCATTTACTTAATGCCAGAAGAACCAGCAGTTAAAGTAAAACCATCTGAGTCAAAAGCTGAAAAATAACCCCACACATCATTAGTAGTTTCACATTAGTTGTTAGTTTGTATAAATTTTTGTTCACCTCTAACAGCATCATAACCAAGTATGATTCCTACGCTTCGGCTCCTATTTTTAACCAAACTAAATCGGGTGAAAACCGACACCTGTATTGCATTTCGTAGAACCATTACCAGTATAAAGCACAGTATTAAAATGCTCACTAGGTGTAACAGCTACATCTGGCAAGTTCTTTGTACATAAAGCTAAGAAGCCTGTAGGTGGTGTGTAGTAGAAGTCACCTATGTCATTACCATCTTGATTGCCTTGTGCTGTCTTGCTACCAGCAAATGAGGAGTCTTGACCATAATTAGTAATCATAGTACCACCATAACTTGCAGAATGGCTTATTACAACAAAATTTAAACCTTCAGTAGTGCTACTAGCGAGTGTTCCAGACCAAATAGATGAATTATTTAAACGGAAATTATATGTGTTATTATCTCTATCAATAGCACAAGACAATATATCCCCAGCAGATTTATTCTCAGTACCAGTAAAACTGTCTGTTGTGCTAAAGTTATAACCTAAATAACCATCAGTCATAAGTAAAGCATCTGCTCTAATACCACTCCAACTATCGGGCGCTCTTACAGTTGAAGTCCTCATTACTCCCATTGAGCCATAAGTATCGTTTGCATTTCTTCCATTGTTTACTAACATTGTTTCAAAATACCATTTACCAGTTAAAGGTAAAGCTATAGTAGAAGGTGACCAAGCCCAAGCACCTGGTCCAATCCATTTTAAATTTCCTTCACTATAAGTACCAAGTGGCTCATATAAAACATTATGCGTAGCAAAGTTATTCGTAGGACTATCAACTACTTGATCTGCAAATGCTATATTATTTACAGTCCAGTTGTTTCCATTTCCAGAGCGGTCTATACCTAAGTCATTACTCATATACCCCTCCTATTGAAATTTATAACGAATGATAACAATGCCTGAACCACCAGAACCACCATCACCATAATTGTGACCATCAACACCGCCGTGATTAGTTCCGTTACTCGAACCACCACCTCCAGAACCAGTATTTGCAGTACCATTATTTCTACCACTACCACCACCGCCACTACCACCAGTTTGAGCATCACCAGCTCCACCACCAGCTCGTGTTACTGAAGAACCTGTAATAGAAGAAGCTAATCCATTACCACCATTACCTCCTGTACTACCAGAACCAGTGTAACCTACTTGACCAGCTCCACCGCCACCACCAGAAGGGTCTCTACGGTTTCCATTATTTTTAGCAAGACCGCCTCCACCATCGTAACCTTGACCTGAAGTTGCACTTCCTCCACTTTTGGCGTTATCACCGAAACCAACTGCTGCTCCGCCACCAGAACCACCATCACCACCAACGTGATTTGCTGTACCACCATAACCACCACCAATTGATGTGATAGTGCTGAATACAGAGTTCTCACCTTGAGTACCATTACTTGAGTGTTTGTATTATAGTTAAGTGCTGGGTCGCCATTCTGAAACATTTATAACCATAATCAGTACCAGAGTAGATGTCATATATGTAAAAGTAATCATCACTATTAAAACCAAGTGAAAAAAAGTTAGAGTTGTTTAAGTACGATTCAAAAATACTCGAATTTGCACTTAGGTTTCCTCTCTTTAGCCAACAACTTATTGTGAATTTCTCTAACTCGTAGTCAGTAGCACCACTAGGTATTGCAGTTGATTGTATTAATGCCATATATTAGGTGTAGATTGCCGAGTTAGTCATATAAACATTTGTACCATCTGAGAAATAAGACAGTAAGTAAGTACCTGCTGTAGATACTGTAGCTAGTAAGTTAGCATCGACTTTAGTGTTAGCGTGTGCTGCTACTGTGTGTCCACCTGAGTTGACAAGAAGTATGTTTCCAGACTGAGCAACAATAGATGTAAAGGTTAATGTGAAGTTACCTGTTGGAGTACACTTAAAGTTGTTACTAGCAGACATAGCAAATGAGCCATCATTGTCTGTAGTCATTGTGCCTACTGCACCACCTGTTACTGTAACTCCGTTTGCAGATGTTGCTATTTTGGCTGAGTTGTCGTGATACAAAGTAACTGCACCATCAGCTATAGCATCAATCATTTCTTCGCCAGTATATTTTCCTAAACGAATATGATTGTCACTTCTAATTACCAATTTACCATCACCCCTTTCATCAATATATGAATTTGACGCATCGTGGTGTATTACCAAATCACCATCAACTTTAGAACCAACTTCTAATCTAACATTATCACCAAGAACTAAATCACCTGTCATAGTGCCACCAGCTTTAGGCAGAGCAGCATTAGCAGTTGTATTAGCTGTAACGCCTGTAGCAATATCGGTGTTGATTGAGTTGGCTAGTTTGTCTGCTGTGACATTGTCATCTAAAATCTTTGCTGTAGTTACTGCATCAGCAGCAATAGTTAATGCTGTAGCACCTGTAACATCTCCTGTGTGAGTAGCGTTAGTTACTTTAGCTGTATTGGCTGCAATCTCAGTATTAATAGAGTTGGCTAACTTAGCAGCAGTTACCGCATCGTCAGCAATCATTCCTGTTTCTACTGCACCAGAGGCAATGGTCAGTTCTGTTGCTCCTGTAACATCGCCAGTATGTGTAGCATTAGATGTCTTAGCGGTGTTAGCAGCAATAGCTGTGTTGATTGCATTAGCTAGTTTAGCCTCTGTAACTGCATCATCTGCAATCTTAGCTGTTGAAATAGAGCCATCGGCAACTGATACACCTGCTAGTAAGTTAGTGGCTGTTACTTTCTTAGAAGTACCACCATCATTGATTAATAATTCCTCACTACCTGCTAATGAGGTTTTTGCTGATAAGGCTGATACTTTAGTTGTTGCCATATTTACTCCGTAATAATGTAGTTAGGTGTAGCACTTGAGGATGTTTCTGTAATAATATAGTAGCCACCCTGTTCAATTTCTATTTCTTGAGCAGAGGATTCATCAACATCAAATTCTCTTTGCCATTGTCGTCTATTAGAAAGCATTGCTAGAGTCTTTGCCTTTCTCCAAGGTAGTCTCTTACCCATTATAGACCCTCTCTAAAATGTCTAACACCTGCTGCTTGTCTTTCCGATAAACTTCTAAGCTCTACTTTAAATTGCTCTACTAAAGGAGCAAAAGCTATTTGGTGAGCCGTGGAAGTATCTCTTTTAATATGCTTGCCGGTAGGAATCTGAGGTGCTTTAGTAGCTGTTCTCTTTCTTTCGTCTGTCTTGACACTAAACAATCCTCCCATCCTATCTTTATATTCTGTTGTCTCTGTTTTAATACCAGCTTCGTGAGACTTAGAAGATGGTTCTTTACCTGTATGTTCCTTAGGTTTGTTTTCCATAGATAAATCTTTAACAGGCTCTAACATATCTTGGTCTTCAGTCATACTATCTAACATATCCATTAGATTGTCTACTTCATTAGTTTCTTCATCTATAGTATCATCAGGAAACTCTAGACCATTTTCTTCTACATAAGCTGCTACCTCTTCAGGACTAGCCCCAGGATTTTCTATCTTATATGTACGCTCTAAAATTTCATCATATAGTTTTTTAATCTTTTTCTTAAACGCATCTAGCTCTAAATTGCTAGAAGAGTCTTCAAATAAACTAAGATGTTTTCTTTTAGTAGCCATATTATCCTGTGTAAGATTGATTCTTTTTCATATGGTTCTTTCTGTGGTTCTCTCTAAGATTCCACTTGTGAGTATCTGCAGCAAAAGAACTGTAGTTACTACCATATTGAAAATTAGTACAAAAACTTAATTGATAGTAAGCAGGTTCTCCACACTCATCACAAACTTGAGGTTCTTTCCGTTTATCATAAGAAACTACTGTCTCAGTAATGTGGTTATTCTTACATTCAAAATCATAAAAAGGCATAATAACTCCTAATTAATTTAGTGTAACCCCCTCGTTAGAAGGGGCTACTGCTCAATTAACTTATGAGCCCGGTACGACAAACGCAAGTCCTGCGTTATTACGCATCTCACCTACACCATAAATTGTATCTGATGTAAATAAGTCACCAAGCCACTCCTGTTTATATTGAGTCTGGCTACGAACGCCCACTTGTTCCGCAAGAGCTAGAGCGTCTTTGTGCATTAGCACTCCGACTCTATCTGTTGCAGTAGTTGCAGTTGTTGTAGTAGGACAGTTAGATGAGATGTAAACATCAACACCGTAGATTTGTCCAATTTTACCAGTCTTAATTGCATCGCCAGAACCAATGAACTGTTGCTCAGTGAATCTGTTAATGCCTAGCAAGTCATTAGCACAGATAGGTGGAATGACTAATGAACGATTGTCCATTGGTACATCCGCATCGTCAAGTTTTAGAAGCATAGCTCTAATACCTGCGTCTGTAATGTCTGCTGCGTTAGAAGAGTTACCAGTGTAGTTAGTTGTACCTGAACCAATGTACGCTTTTTCCCAAGCTGCTGCAGCAGAACCACCTACTGTACCACCCTGCAAACCTTCAGTAAGGTTTAGGATGTCAGTGTCCACTTGCTTAGCGAGAGCATAGCCCGCATCGTCCGTGTAGAACTTTCTGAGAGAGCTCAATGCTTGAACCTCTGTGATATCTTCAATTAATACAGAGTATTCATAGTGCTTATCAATCGAAAGATTGGTAGTACCGTGAGTGTCGCCCTGAATTTTAACTGCTGTGTTTGCTGCTTTAGCTGTCGCTGAACCACGAGTCGGCGTTGGAATGTGAATTGTGTCACCTTTCTTACCTTTATGATTTAAGCGAGTAACTAAATTAGCAACCACCAAGTTCGATTTATATGCTGCAATAGTTTCATCAGACCAGATTTCTGGGATGAAATTTGCACCAGTAGTAACCGTTTGATGGTTAGTGCCGATTGCACCTGTTGCCATAATGTACTCCTGTTATAGTATTATCAAATTATTTGACTCTTCCTTCAGCGTAGGCAGCGTATATTTCATCAGCTAAGTCTGCATATCTATTAGGGTCTGTTGCTTTCAGACGGATTAGGTCTGCCCTTCGATATGTTTTCTTACCTGCTAAAGATTCAGTTGAACTTCTCGATTCAGTCTTACTAGCTTTTAGTGCTTTCTTTCTTGTAGCTGCTTGTTCTTGTTTAACCTCTGCAGTTTTATCAATCATTGAACGCTCTTTCCAGTGCGTCAACAACTCATCTGCTGCATCATAGTTATACTTGTCCGCTTCTTCAAATAAGTTCACTCTAAATTTACTAGCCTTAACCCAATCTTGAAAACCTGTATCTTGTACGATGTCTACATAGTCTGGATGAGACTGTTCCAATTGTGCCTTGCTAGTATCTTGTTGTTGTCTAGCTTGAAATTCTTGAAACTCCTGAAACCTTGGATGTTTTTCTATTAAAGAATTGACCGCTTTACTGGGGTCTTCAAAGAAATCTTCTTCTGTTTCGTTGTTTGAGTTTTCTGTCGCTTGACTTGTCTGCGGTTCGTTTCTAGATATTTCAGCTTTAAGGAAACTGTCTGATAAGTTTCTTAACTCTCCAATCTCTTGGCTTTTACGACCAAGCTCTTGTTCTAAGTTCTGATAACTCTTAACTATATCCTCTACACTTTTACCAGAGAATTTATCCGGGACTTCAAAAGCAGGTTCTTGTGTTTCTGCTTCCCCAGCCTCTAGGGTTTCTTCAGGTTCTACTGTGTTTTCTACTTCTACATCTGCTGATTCTTCTGCAGGGTCTACTACTATATTGCTCATATCATTGTCTCCGCCCCTTTGGGGTTATGAAGTTGTAAAAAGATGACGCTAGTTATCTAGTTCTGTCATCGTTGCTTTTGTTGCGTCTTCTAAAACAATCATTTGTCTTAGAATTGACAACTGACCTCTGGCAAACCACAGGTCTTTTTCGTTATCAATAGAATCTAATCTTTTGACTGATTCGGACATCACTTTTAATTCTTCAATTAAGTCTGCCCAGCCTTCAGTTTCTAAAAGCTCTATTCTATCTCTATAAAATTCTTCGTTATCTTTTGGCATTAAGATTTTTTATGTCGTATTACAAAAATTTCTAGCTGCTGCTTCGGAGCTAAAGCCCCATTTCTTTAATGCTAATGCTTTACGGGTAGGTTTACCTTTAGCATCTATCATAGGACCAGCCATACCTGCAAACCTACAAGCAAAAGATACACGCCTACTATCAGTTCCGCTTCCTTGTGGTGCTTTTAAGATTACCACCAGTCTCTCTATTATAAGAAGCTCTACCTTTAGCATTTAATCCGCCTTTAGGATTCTTACCCTCTTTGCGTTGCCACGCTGCTGTCTTAGCCATATACTATCCTTGTAACTTTTCTTTTGCTGATGCTATATTTAATAATGTTTCAGATTGTAAGTGTTCTATCTTCTGGAATATTTCTCATAGTTTCACTATCTTTGTATTTCTGTATCTGCTCTCATCTTATCTATAGAAGCTAAATCTTTCTGTAGTTTAAGGAACTTCTCTTGAATCTTAAGTTCATCTAGGTTGTGCTGCTCCTGCTTCTGCTGCGTTTTCATAGCTTTAGTCTGTTCTTCTTGAGCTTCTGCTACAGTCTTCTGTATATCAGCCTGTAACTGCTGTAGTTGCAGTTCTTTAGCCATCTGTTGCATCTGTTCATTTTGTGGATTAGGCTGCATACCTTGCATAAGAGCTTGTACAATTTGGTCTCTGTTGTGCATACTAGAGTTCTGAAATACAGATACTAATATAATATTAAAGCAGGAGAGTCTTTAGGTATAGCTTGTAATAAACTTACCATTTGCTGTGCTTCTAACTCTTTAGCCATAATGCCCATAGTAGAATAAGGTACAAACTTATAATCTACAACAGGATATCTATCTACATCAAACTGTATCTTTTCTCCACAGACATTTGTTAATCATAGGGATTAAGAATGTGTTTTGGAAATTCATTAGAGTACGTTTCTGTCTTTTAATTGCAGAAGATTGTTGCATAGACATACCAGCAGATGTAGCTCTTTCTGCACTAGCTTGAGTATCTGAAGCACCCTGTACCCATCTGTATCATATTCTGCAGACTGCTACTTGATTGTAAGTATTTTGGTCGGTGCTACCTAATGTTAATGGCATTATTGCTGCTCTTGGGTCGCCATTAGTAAGAATAGTCTTACCCGGTCTGACCTCTAGTTTGACTCCGCGAGGTAGTCTTGTTGCGTCTGCAGCCATCATTGGTGTAGTGGTCAGAGCTAACGAGTCAATACGAGCTCTCATTTCAGCGTCTAATGCTTTTTGCGGGTTATACCCCTTCTCACAAACCCCTCTACCCCAGAACTTGTTTGGGACGATGTCGTGTTGATAGCTTACAAAAGGTCTGTCTTCCATCATAAATGGATTTTTCAGCTCTTAATATGTATTCATCATTAGCCATAGTAACTACAGCTTCTACTAATTCATCGTCATTATATTCAAAATCATCCATAGATCCTCATTTCAGATAGGAATCTTGCAGGAACTTTACCCCAGTATTCTGTAATTTTAATTTGGTCTGAGCATCTGGTCTAGACTCTTCAGGGTCAAAACCTTTTAATCTGTCTACATTATAGCTCACCTTCAATAGGTATATCTCTATATGTACCATTCTCGATACCTTCTATAATACTATGTCTAGGCTTAATTACTTCGTGTGCGACACCTAATGCTTCTTGTATATTAACCGCAGAAGGGTCAATAAGAAATTCTTTAGGGCTGATAGCCTCAACTTTACATCTACTACTTAGTTTCTTCTTGTAGTATTCTTTCTGTAGTCATTGTTCCTTCTACAGGAACTTCTACTGGATATTTCCAAGTTTTTTCTTCTACAGATATTTTTCCAATGCCTGTACCATATACAGCACCGTTTAAGAAAACTTCACATAAAGCGTCTTTACAACCTGTAGATTCTAAGTCTTCTTGCAGTAAATTTCTAACATACTCAGCGTCTGAGGGGTCTTGGTCTAGCATATCATCTTTGATATCAAACCATTTACCTCTGCCAAATGTAGCCTCCTCGATTTCAGCAACCGATGATTCTACTGCTTGTTGTAATGCAGGAGATATTAATCTAGACTTTTCAGTCTGCCTAGTCTTGTCACTAGCTTTCCAGATACCACGCCATAGACGATAATATTCATCCCAATTATCTAAATAGTTAGAGTCTCTGTGATTTCTCCACTCTTCTAAACGAGTGCCTAACCATCCTGCTAATCCTTGATATTTATTTTCGTCCATCAGTATCCTGCAACGTCATCATATGGTTCCACTCCTCTTCTATTTCAATTGTGTGCATAAAATCTGCTACACTAACTTGGTCTATATAGGCAAGAGAGTCGATAATGTCATCGTGTGTTCCCTTGCTAGGAAATTCTATTAACTGTGTCTCTAGCTCTGCATTCCAATTAGTATTACGGTTAAATGTAATCTTACCGTGTTCTAATCTACCTTGAAGAGCCCAAGTAATTCTGTCTGCTTTCTTCTTACCACCGTGGGTTACATCTGTTATGACTACCCATCTACCTTGTGTTCTCATCTCATCTTGTAGATAAGGTAAGATAGCGTTCTTTAACGCTCCAGATTCTATTCCTACAGTAGTTGCTTGATTTTCAATTGCAGCCTGTAGTATCTTAGAAGCAGTTTCTTTAATATTCCATCTACCGTGGAGTATATCTTTGACCCACCACTTATCACCGTGGATTTTAACGATTGATATAGCTGTTTCATCTAACTTACTCCCTTTAAGACCACGCTCTTTCTCCACTGCTTCAAAGCCCGCAGGGTCAACCGCAATAACAAAATTGCCTTCCTCCGGTTCATTTTCATCATACTTAATCCATTCATTTTTAAAGATGCCTCCAGTAAAACTTACAAACGAGGCTTCAAATTCTTGTCTAAATGCCTGTGTAGACATCGTTCTTTTTGCTACTTCTACTTCTTTAGGGTCAATCAGAGGGTTGTCTATTGATGTATACTGAAATGCTTCCCAGTCTTCATCTTTCTCTGCTTCTAAATACAAATCATAGAAGTGATTCTTACCTGCAGGCGTACCAATAAAGAGTGCACCACCTTTTACATCCGAAAGCGTAGGTCTTATAATCTGTTCCCATACCTCTACCTTCATAGAAGCATATTCGTCAAGAACAACATAAGCAAGTCCCACGCCCCTCAGAGTATCTGGTCGGTCAGAACCCTTCAAGCTAATTCTCCTACCATTGACTAACTTCATAGTAGCTGTATTCTCGTGGGTAGTCTCTATAAGGTCTGTCCCGTGAAGGAGTTCCTTAAGCATATTCCACATAATATCTTTAGCTTGCTGAAAAGTAGGACCTATATAAAAGACATCCTTACTTTCCGACTGTAGAGCTTTGATTATAAGTATCCACGCTGCTAGTCTGGACTTTCCAAATCGCCTACCCGCACTTACGACTTTAAATCGGGCAGTGCTATTGAAGATTTCTAGCTGTGCAGGATGTAGTTGTACATCTAACTCTTTAGCCATTACCGATACTCACAATTGTTTTGTCAATATCGGCTTCTTCTATTATAACACCATCTTCATATGTTAGTTCTTTCTGGTCTTTCTCTTCTATTTCTATTTTCTTAGCTTCGAGACCACCAACATTTATAATAACATTACCTTTATCTTCTGAAGACCTAAACTCTACTGCCTTAGTTGTAGGTATGATTCTATCCATACACATTTTAAGACAAGTCCTATCACCTTCGAGTGCTAAGTCTATAACTTTCTGGACAATCTCCGGTCCTCTATTAGACATTAACTCTCTACTTAGGGCTGTGTACTTGTTGACACTGCCTTTTGGTCTACCATTAGGGTTTAAACTCTTCATACCCTTGTATAAGTTGGGTGAACCCTTATTTTTTTTAGACATCCTAACTCCTTAGTGTACTATAGTTTCAACTAAAATGGAAAAATTAGAATGATAATAAAGGTTATTTCTAAGAGAAGCCTTTTAGGTGAATATTTATTTAATCTATAGTAATATTATAGCATACTTTTCAATGAATGTCAATAGTAGACCTTAAATAAAGTCTTAAGTCCCTCTCCGCACCTCCGGATTTCTAGAAATACTTTAGTAAACAACAGATTTTTCCCAAATTCTCTCCAATCTGCGAATGAGCCTTAATATTA